AAGTCAAGGCGCCCGTTTTCGGGTAGTCTTGATTAACTATTTCATGTCTCGTAAATCCTTATGACATAAAGACTTACACCTTTTGAGCCGTGCAGGATTCGAACCTCCGACCACCGCCTTAAAAGGCTATCACTCTTCCCATTAAGACAACTGCATAACTCATTACAGCGTATAGATTTACATTTTCTTCCTATTTAATATGCTATTGCAAAAACCGCAGATACCGCATATCATTGCAGTTACCGCAAGATTATTACACCATAAATACACCAGTGAGGTCAACCCATGAACGCTATAAAAAACGAATACGACGGTCCGCGTAAACTGACCAAGGCAATAAAGAACACTAGTCCGATCCAACTCGACTTCGTGTACTCCCAAGACCCGGTCGAGGTGGATGCCGGCATACGGGCGGCTATCCGCGGGGTCAAGCTGTCCATTATGGCAATGGGCATAGCACTGTACCGGGTGGACGTTTCCGGGCTTTTCATCGACTTAGGCTTCAAAAAGTTCGGGGAATATATTGACCACTTGGCTGAGGAAACCGGCATGGCCCGTACCAGCCTCTATAACTGGGAGTACATCGGCGAGGCTTACGTTACCCACCGGGCCGATCTGGATAAAATCGGGTTCTCGGATGACGACGGCCCGACTAAATTACCATTCCTCCCACGGGCGCTGGAAAACCACTCCAAATCGGCGGTGTTCCGCAATATAAAAGACATGAGCAAGCGGGAGTTCGAAGACTGGTCTAGGGGCGATGTTATCCAAAATAACAAAAAATACAAAAGTGTCAAAATAAAAGGGAACAGGGTATTCGTCGGCTCATCACCCATCGTGTCATTCTCTGAGGGGATTTCTCCGGCAGACCGCCGGTATTACGAAACTCTGCTTTTGGAAGGGGCAGAGGCCCTCAAGCGGAACGAATACGCTAAGGTCTTCAGATTTTATGACGAACAAGAAGCACTGGCCTTCGACCGCGTATACCAGCGTGAACTCAAGGCGCTCAGGGCGAAAAAATAATTTACGCAAAAAGATTTAACACGGCTTCAGTTGCGCTTCGCTGAATTTCATTGATCACAACGGTTGAAGCGGGTACATCGGGGCTTATCCAACACATCTGTAGGTCAATGCAGTCTTTCCCTCTTATGATCTCATAATGGACTAAATCGCTTTTGCATGTCTTGGATAATAGGTCAATGTCCCATCGCAAATTCTTTATTTTCGCAGTCAGCTCTATATCATCCATTAGCAACCTCAAAGCCGTTTTTTACCGCCAAAAACTTTATATCCGGGCAGTCTTCATCTTCTTTCGGCTGGTATCTTGTCCTGACCTGTTGGCCATCAGGATAGACCGTATAAAGATGATACTGCTTGCCGCCGTCATTCACCAGCCTTAATTTGCGTGGCTTTCCGTCTTTTATAACGTCAAGTTCAAAGTCGTCTTTCAGGCTCTTTTTTGGCCTGCCGCCTTTCTTGCCATTTTCCCGCGCCACCGCCGCTTTCGCGGGGCTTTTCGATCTATGCGCTTTTTTGAGCCACTCAGGGCCGTCCAGCTCATGTTCAACGGCCCGGTTAATGAACGCATTCTTCTCGCTTTTGGCTTTTGGCAGCCGATCCGCCAAATCTTGCCGCAGGCGGATTTCTATTTTTTCGGTTTTGGGGAAATTCCCGTTGACTTTTTCCATGCTTCCTCCGATAATCAAAATGTCAGGGTCTTACCGCCCTGGGGATTGAAATATAATTTCAAGCATACGTGAACTGTCAGGAGCCGTAAGGCCACCTGGGGATTGAAAGACATTCTAAGATGTATAGGATAAAGAGCCGCTGGTAAGAGCGGCTTTTTCTTTATTGTATCCATGCCCTCACGCCGGCCTCCGTTACTTCCCAGTCAATGATTTTGTTCAGTCCGTTGACAAACACAGCGCCGCATTTTTCCCCGCTGTCCACTACCTCCGCGCCAGCGGCGGCCTTGCCGTTGTGGTAAGACTGGTTTATCGCGGCGGCGACAATGCTCAACTGTTTTGCGGTAAGAGCAGTTACCAGCTCCTGCGGTATAAGTGACCACACCTCGGCCTCCTGCATAGGCAGGAACTGGTTTATTTTTCTTGCACGGTTTGTTTTAATTTCACTCATTTGCTACTCCTTAATTGTTAAACACCGCTTTTTCAGCGATTGCCAGCCATTCCGCTTTCATCTCTGCGATAACGGTTTCAAAATTCTCTCCGGCAATTATCCTCTTCATGGCCTTTTCCCCGGCGTTTGCTTTGTCATAATTGGCGGCGTTGCTGTATCTTTCCGCTTCCACATATGCGGCGGCTTTGGGATATTTTTTTTCCACATCTTCCGGGTTAACGGTTAATGGCTCAATTTTATAATTTTTTCCGCTTTCTGTCATTTCTGAGAATTCGCGATGATAGCGGTCAAATTCCATATATGCCTTTTTGAGTTCCGCGTATCCCTCAATCGCCGTTTCAGGATTGTTTTTCTCAGCCGCTTTTACTTCCGCATAAATTTCACGGTAGGTGTTAGTGCCTACATTTCCGCACAATGACAATAGGCTTACCGTCTTGCCGTCAATACTGATTACCCCATTGTCAACTGTGATTGTTTTGTACTTTGTATCGGTGTTGCAATACTCCTTCATTTTCTTCTTCCGCTGGTCTACTTACCGGCCAGCAGGTCATTGGATTTAAGGATTTTTTGTTATCCTTATACTATAATACTATCATATTAGATAGTATTTGTCAAGTGTTTTTATGAAAAAAAATAAAATTATTTCGACCTTTTTTCCCCAAAGTTGGCATGGTATTTTATGGAAAAAATCACCCGGCCAAATTGACCGGGTTCGGCAGAGGGGGCCACAATGCCGCCTCCTCCAGTGGCGTTCCCCTTTCGGAGATATTTATAACATAACAGGTTTTTTGCTGTCTGTCAAGTGTTTTATGACAAACATAACCTCGAAACACCCGGCTGTTTCGAACGAAAAAGTAGCCCGTATATACAACGTATACACGGGCTGGAGGTATGAAGAAACCGCTGCCGCGGTTAGCAGCGCAAATAGTGATCAGGCGGAGCGCAACCAGTACAAGCCTGCCTCTTTTCAGTTGGCATATCTGATATATTTGTAGTGCCACCTGGCTTTATGGCTATAAAACTGTCGTGTACCATAACTGCCTGTAAACTGGATAGTTCTACCGCCTCCGGCAGAACAAAAACCAGAACCGTATCCGAGGTAACCGCATAGCCATCTATACAGTATTCGGACAGTGCCGCCTCGATGTGATTAACCTCAAGGGTTAATACACCGGGCGGATGGGCGGCGCCGGCTGATATAAAGCCAACAAAAGCGACCACCATAAGCAACAGAAAAATTAACTTTTTCATGTCACCCTCCTACAAAATAATATCTAACCAGCGCGGCATAGGAACGCGCTTGGCATACAAAATAAAAGCGGCAATCTTGCCGAGGATTATAACCCCGCCGATTATGCCCAACCACAACAGGACTTTATTCCGCGTCCTGACTTTCTCCTTCTCCAGCTCTAGTTGTACGTTCAAGTTCTCTAATTTGTTTGATAAGCCCCTGAACGAATTCATCGTATCGGTCAAGCGCAGCGATAGCGTCATCAATTCCTCGGATTGAATATCCAATTTGTCCTGCAATTTGCTCATCATAGACTTGTAAGATGTCTCTAAGTCCGTCATTGACTGCCTTGATGCGAGCAGCGCTGACCTGACTGCTGATGACAGACTCGTCTGTTGCAACAACAACGGGTCTGGTTCCGCATCCTGAGAGAAAAGCGGCAAGGACAAACCCAATAATAACGGCAACAATAAATACCGCAAGAAACAATTTCTTTTCATTCATGATTCCCCCTACGGTCTTTTATAAAACCGTAATCCATAACCTTTATAATGATCCGCCCAATCCCTCGGGCTATAGCGCACGCCGAAACCATCCGGTTCATTTTTCAAGGTGTTTTTGTAAGGATCAGCTACAATGAAGTACCGGACATTACGCACGTCTGCGGCAAAGTCAGTTCCGATATTTTCCGGCCTGTCCTCATATCCAACCACAGAAATGTAATGCCCTGGGATTTTCAAGGCCGGGAATTTCATTGACACCATAACCGGCAATCCTTTGTCTATTTCAGTGGCAATTTGTTCCGCTGTAAATGTATGATACGCCGCTGCTGTATACCCAACGGCCTTATTGATTGCCGCACATAACACATCAGCCCATTCAAGTATGTTGCCTACATGGGTTGGCACACCGCCCCCTGGCCCATGAGAACGATAAGCAAGCATTCGTAAATCTTCATAGAAGGGGCTTTTTTTATCGTTTGCTAACCAGTCGATATTGTCTTCTGGCTGTTTGTGCGGGCCTTGGATTTTACTTACTTCGCCTATAATATCGAGGCATTGCGCCCCGGCTGTACGCTGGCAAGCGGCAAACGGATCACGCTCATTGTTTGTTTGAACATAAAAATCTTTCCTTTCCGGCAACAGATTTTTCATTTTTCTTTCTCCTCTGATTTTTCTGGTTTCATTGTCCCCATAAACCGAGTAACAAGATTAGGCATACCGTCTACAACTGCGTTCCTGGCTATAGTTGAAAAAGCAAGGATTAACAGCCATAAAATAATAATTGTGGCCACTAATGGTGGCGTTAAAGGGCTTAGTACAATGGCGATTGCAAGGGACACGATAAGCACAACCCATTTTGTCCCTTTCTTGCGCGTCCAGTTTTTTACAAATTCAACAATGCCGATAACGGCAACCGAGCCGATAATTACAAGCATCCAGATGACATTGGGGCTGGTTATCAAAAATTTTTGAATGTCTATCTCAGTCATCTTTTATTCCCCTGTTACCGCATCATCCCATCATAAATCTTGTGGTTAATCTCGTCCAAAACCGCGTCAAAATGTTGCTGATTAACAATTTTGAGATTCATTTTTGGCATTGTTTCCAATACATCAAGCCACGGATCGATCTTTATCTCATTATTATTAGCATCTTTTACTATTTTTTTATTTTGAAGTATTAGATCAAAGCCTTTTTGCTTAACCCTGCCGTTTATGCCCATTGCCATTAAGCGCAAATACGCTTTTAACCGCCTGAAAATAGGCGTGGTATCGTTAAACAGCATATTTTCAAGCGTACCATGCGAAAGCGGGCCTAAAAACTCTTCGTGATCCGTTATTACCGAGAACATGGTGGCTAGTTTTGAGTCTATCTCGTTAAACTTTTTGCTGGCAAACTCCTGCCACTTGTTTTGTTTTTCCACATCGTCAACAATTAGTTTTTGAATTGTTTTTAACTGTTCCTCATGCCTAATCTGAATATCGCCGCAATGGTTTCCTTTTTCAATATTCATTCTTGCCAATATGACTTCCTTACTGTATTCCAAGATTTTTGGCAAGCCGCGCCTTATAAATATAAGGGCTATAGCTATTACCCCCACGATTGCAAGGGCAACTTCCCCCATTTGTGGGAGCCACGACAAGTCTGCCGCTTGAGCCTGTAATAGATTGAGTCTGCCAAGATGATCCCATGTATTCATTTCACCTCCCAAAAATTATCCCACATAGATTTTTCTCCTGATCTATGCTTATTACATAATAACTTTCCGCGCAATTCGTACGTATATACGTAGTATGGATATACGATGTATAATATAATAAGGAGTGATTATTATGAAAAAGCTGGTAATTTCTCTATATTTGTTTCTTTTCCTAATAGGACATTCTTTTGCTGATAATAATGATGGCTACTTATATCATTGTAATTTTTCTTTCGGAATTTCTTTCAAAGCTGGTGGAGATATAACTGGATCGAATGGTCTAAAAATAACACTCATGGACGGTTTTGGTGATTATTATAGCTTTAATTATGATCCAAATGACAAAGATGATCCATTAACTGGCTTAAATATTACTTTAAGTTTTCCGGTTTATTATAATTCTTTTCTTTCAACTGGTTTTTTTGGCCAAACTATAGTGGCTGGTGTTTTTAATTCCTCATCATCTGGTTATTTTGGTTTTGGTGTTTATGTCGAAGGAAAATATAAAAGTTTTTCTTTAAGACCCGGAATTGGCATAAGCAACGTTGGTATTTCAAAAAGTATAGGAAAAGTAAAAGCCGCTTGGCAAGGTGATCCTGGATTTTATACAGGCAGCGAATTTGTAAGACCCGGAGAAAGCCTTATTGCAACAACAAAATTATTTCAAGAAGTTTCTGGAATAACTTTAAATATAGAATTTAAGTATAATATTAAACCAAATTATTTCTTTCAGGCTGCACACATAAAGCTGGGATATTATTTTTATCCTGATATAGAAGCAAATGATTATGAAATAAAAATAGGGAACAAAACAGTAAAAAAAGAAAAAAGTGATCCAACATTCACATTGAGCCCGGTTCATCATTTTGGTTTATTATTCGGTTTTGGATTATAATTGTGTGTTATCCTGCATGGTTTGCTTAAGACAAGGGGTCAGTTTCGAAATTGTCCCCTGCTGGAAGGTCTGACTCGCTGTTTTCCGCGGCAGTATCAACGGCCTCCAAAACAGGAGGCATGACGTCCTCTTCCGGTTCGGGTCCTTGAATAGCGCCGGCGCCGGCATTGATTGTTTCTTGCATGATCAGATCACCCCGCGGGGTTTGGACGGTCAGCGTTTGGGGGCCTGTGGTTTGTCTGCTGGACGTGAGGTCTTTTTCCGCGCCGCCAAAAAGCGGGAAGCATTGTTCAAGGATTTCATAGAACGGGGTTTTTAGGGATAGGTCGGCATTGCTGATGACGCACTCATATTCATCTATGGCGTCAGCGCCGGAGGCGTAAGACGCGCTGTTTTTGTATCCGGTGACGCGCATGGTGAGCGTGCCGCCCTCGGTGAATGAAAACGACTTAAGCCGCCAGTATTTAGTGGTTACGTCTTTTTTTGACCTTAGTGATTTGATAAAACCCATGATAAACCCTCCCGGTAACAATGATATTCATCATAACATAAAACGGTAAACAAAGCAAGTAAATCTGCCGATAAAAACAATAATATTGTTGAGGTAAATTTATGAAACGTTTTCTTTTAATTTTTTTGCTTGCCTTTATTCTTTTTTCCTGCGATGATAAACCTGTGGAACAGGAAACACTAAACCCTTTTATAGGGGCATGGGAACGTTTAGACAGGGATGATGTACGTCTTATTTTTACTAAAGATGTTGGTACTCTTTACATTCCCCTTGACACTCTCAATTGGACGGGCACTTATTCTTACAACGAAAAGGAAATAACGGTAACTTTAGATCAAGAAAAATCTCTACCGATAGTTATGGAAACCTATGGTGATTCATTTACATCGGTTTATAGATTTGAAGATAGTTTATTAATACTTGGTAACCCTGCAACTACATACAGAAAAGCGACCGATAATTAGCCTTTTATCATAAGGTAATATTCGCCACTATTGGAATCATACTTTTTATATAACTCATATTGAACATTGGTAGACGTTGGCAACCCGTGAAGCCTTACTGTCCTTGTTGTTGTTCCCACGGAAAATGTTAATGTATATGGAGGATTTGTTCCGGGATTTGACGTATCAATTGTTGTAGTTTTACCATTTACGGATGTTAATATAATGGGATTGTAACCAGGGCCGCCGGAAAAAGTAAAAGTTATTGACTTAATAGTTTCTTGTACATAACCTCCGCTGGATTTAAAATAATATGCTCCATATGTCGGAAAAACGGTAAATTGAGCAATATTTGAAGGATACCCCAATGTGCTTCTCGCGTTAGCCATAAACGTGTTTATAGCAGATGCATTAGCAGGATTAGTAAGGCTAAATGACGTTGTGGATGACGGCAATACTTTAAGAACGCCCGTATCTATATTGCCACTGAAGCTGGAAGCCCCTGTTATTTGTATCGCGTCCGCGTCTATTCCCGTGAAATCCCCGTTAACTACGGTTAAATTTTTTAATATCGCACCAAACGCTTCCAACAACCCTGTTGCCGCAGTTATCCTTGCTCCCGGAACATTGCCGTTAACGCCGGCGAAGCCTTCTGTTTTGAAAATTCCATCTCCATTTAATATCATCTCTTTCGAAAACAGTTTTTCAATGAACGCCGTCTTCGCCGTTAACGCGTCAATCGACGCCTGTGCGGCAATTAAGTTATTTGCCAGTATGGACATAAACGTACCCGCCGGCGCGTCCTTGGTCAAATCCACCATCGCATCCATATAGGGCTTGCTCTCAAATAATCCCGACGCGTTAATCGGTATCTGCTCCCACGAGCACCCGTTCCAGCGCATGCACATGCCATTAACCCACAGCGGGAACCCCGCAGGGGTGTTGGTGCCCAGATAGGCGACCCAGTCGCCGTGGTAGGCCTGGACCGTCTTGGTGAAGTTAGCGCTGACGGTAATCACAATCACACCGGAGTTTACCGGAGTATATGCGGCGCCGAGGTAACGCGGCGTGCGGACGCTATTAGGGTTATTTTGGTCCACCTGCCAGTCGGCATCGGTGTATTTTTGCATCAGGGCGGTTTTATAGAGGGCGTCATCCTCACGGTCGGTGGTCAAGCGGGTAAAAACAGCCACCTCGTCAAGCATGCCGAAAAAATAGCTGTTTGCGGTAAAGGTCGGTACGCCGTTGGCGTTAAACGGATCGGGATTGCCTCCCAGCGCAAGCGGTACGCCGTAGATGGAGGCCGGCCAGCTTATCTGGTCTGGCAATGTAAGGGTAGCGGAGTCTAACACGTTGTTTATTTTAATGGTAAATTTTTTCAGCGCTGAATCATATTTAAGAATTAAGTGCAGCCATGTGTTGTTGGGAGCCCTGCTAACGGGGATTCCCGCATATCTATACGTGCCATCCGAATAACACATTAATTCTATTGCGCCTGACGGTAATACTCTTAACCCGCCGCCCCCAGTTTCAACGTTGGCTATTAAATATTGATTATCCGTACTCGCCGCGCCGTCCTTATAAACCCACAACGCCCAGGTAAAATCTCCCGTAGGGTAAAAAACTTCTTTCGTGTATGCCGCTCCGCTGCCGAAGAATTTCAGCCCGTTGCCGAACTTTCCGGGAACCGGAACCACACCTTTGGTTATGGTCATGTGCCTGCCGTTGCCGGAATTGTCTATGATGGGGGTGAGGTAAGAGGCGTCACCGATGTAGATGTCGGATGCTTCCCAGCCGTCATCCACGTTCCTGTTCGCTGCGTATATGCCGTTGAAAGGTCTGCTGCTGTCGCTGATCTGGCTTATTATCCACGACCACTCCCTTCCCAGTCTTAACAAGGGCTGGGCGTTACCACCTGCTGTGTTCAAATACAAATACCGCGGAGCGTTGCTTCCGGTCCATCTTGCCCGTAATACAATAATGTCCCCTTCATCAACATTTATCGCTGTTCTGCTCACATAAGCACTCCCGGTTATCTTTAATATCCCGTTGGCTTTGGTTACCGTCCCGCCGGAACTTGTGAAATTATTCCACCCCGTCCACGCGGCGTCGTTGCGGTATTTTGTTCCCGCGGGGTTATCGGGTATCTGCAGCAGATCGTCGCAGGACAGGTGGAGGTAAGCGTCGCCGGGGATTTGATCTATGCCAAGGCCGTTCTGCCCGTCCTGCACAATGGGAACTCGTTCCTTGTCGATGAGCGTGGAGCCGCTATACAGCCTGAATTCCACAAACGTCCATGCGGCCTCAATGGTGATGTTAGCCCCGTGGGTATTATAAGCGTTTTCCGTGTTGTTGCTGTTAAGGTTGGTGATGTATTTGATGGTTTTGGTGGTATCGGCCACCGGAGTAGCGTTACCGGTAATTTTCAAAACTGTGCAACTTATATTGCCAGGGTCGGGGGTTCCGGCCGCGTTCCGTTTGACCGCGCTGACGTTGGGCAACAACTCGTATATCACCGCAGGGGAGCCGTCAGCGCCTGCTTTGACTTTGGCTATGGTCAGCACGGCATGGTAGTTGTTGTTGTTGTAAGCGGCATTTACGTTGACCTCCTGCCGGTCAGTTGTCTGCGTCATGTATCCCGCCGCTATAGTAATCAAACCGGATGTAGGATGTATGCTGACATCGCTTACCGTCGGGCTTATCAACCACGCCGCCGCCGACGTGATCTCGGACGCGCCCTTGTAAAGCCTCGCCTGGGAGTATATCGCGGTGTGGTTATTCAAGGCTCCTGCCGCGTCTGCCGCCAGCGAGATAAACTCGTTGTCTATGTCAAGGAAAACAAGGTCTTTGCCGTCTTCGCCGGTGATTCGTACCGGTTCCGACCAGTCCCCTACTTGCCTGCCGTACCCGTCTTTGCTTACGGTTGACTGCCATAGATGTACCGGCTCGTTCGGGGGGCTGGTATGCCAATTAGCCGGCAGCTCCCCGTTCGGCGTCGCGGGCTTGGCGTTTGAGCGGCAAAATCTGGTCTCGGTGAATTTCAGCTCCCCGTCAAACGCTACGGGAATGACCGTGTCGGCTATAAGCTGGGTTTTGGCGCTGTCGGAATACGTTCTAATCCTTATCGCCACGGGGGGATTATTCCTGTACAGCATGGGTTTACACAGACGGAAGTCAAAGGCGGTTCCCGCGATCAGAGAGTTATTAGTAACAGCTCTTACCATGAATCTTGATACGGGATAATTAGGCGACATTCTAACAGCCCTTACGTTTTGTTGCGTACCGTTTAGCTGCGTCGCTGGTCTGGGCAGTTTTTCAACGGGCACGTTTCTGCCGCAGATGTAGGTTATACATTTCAGGGCGCCTACGGTGTTAAAATGATCATAATGATACACTTCGGTATTATCCGCGCCCCACGCGTTCCAGTTTCCGGTCGCCACGTTGTAATTGGATGTTTGGCAGTAGTTGTTGGTTTCCCTGGTTACTCTGGCGTGTACACCTGGAGAGTTGCTGCTTTGTCTCGGCACTTTGCAGTTCCAGGTGAATTCATATGTCCATATCTCATTGTCGCCTATGTCAAACCAGTTGCTGTAGAGGGATATGTTCGGGCTTGATTCAGTAAATTTTCTGACAAAGTAATTTACATCGGGGTCAAAAAAGAAGCTCCCTTCCATTGCGGCCCAGCCCCTGGTTGACTTGCCCGCCTGCATGGAAGACACCCTGCCGGGTTCTATGTCCAGCGATGATCTTGCCGTAGCGTCGTTTACCAGATCGTACCAGTTGGTTCCGTCCTCGGTTTCTTCCACCCGCCAATACGCGCTTTGGGCGGAAACGGAATCGCCTTCTATCTTTTTCTGCGCCGCGGCAATAAACGCGGGAATGTAGACGCCCCTGTCGTCATGGCTGCCGTTGGCCATGTTGAGGGCGGAGCAGCTTATCTGCAGGAAGCGCATAACGCCGTCATCGCCCTTTTTCCCGTGAATGGTCAGCAGGCTTTTCGTTATCTTTTCCGGCGCGCCGGTGAACTGTATCCGCTCAATCTGCCATAGATACCTGTTTTCCGCCGTGGGTGTCGGCATGGTTTCCAGCCAGCCGGAATCGGCCCATTCCTCCGGCGGCATGGTATTGGTTGACGTGAGGCGGTACTTGCGCATAATCGTGGATATGCCGTTACCGTCCCTGCTGATACTCTGCATCCAGCCGTAGTACAGCGCCTCGTCCTGATCATCAGTAGTCAAATATTCAAAGACAGCCGCTTCGTCGATCAGCCCCTTCCACACTTCGGTAACCGTGGCAAACTGCGGTGAGGACGGATTGTGTCCTATCGCCAGAGGCACTTTATTAGTCGGCCAAGTGATCGTCTGCGCCATTACCAGCGTCGCCTTTATGACGTTGTTAACCTTGAGGGTGATTATTTTCTCGGCGGAATTGTATTTGCCTACTACGTGGTGCCACGTCTTAAGCGGCGCTGCCGTGGTATCAGTAGCTGCCCGGTAAGCCCCGTTGGAATACACCCCAAAAGCAAATTTGCCCGCAGAGTTTATCTGAAGATAAAACCCGCCGGTATCGGCGTTTCCCAATATGTAGGCTGACGCCGAAACCGAATCGGCGTCATAATAGGCCCACGCGGAAACGGTGAAATCACCGGATGGGTAAAACGTAACGTTTGGGTATTGTGTTTCGATGGCGGCCCCGGTAGTGCCGTCCAATCGCACCGCGTTGCCGAATTTGCCGTTGTCCAGGGTAACGGTATTGCCCGCAGTCTTGAGCAGCATATCCCTGCCGTTGCCGGACGCGTCGGGAATGATGTTGCCGTCGATCCTGTCCAGCGGCCAGTAGCCCCACGGGTCGCGGGGGATGGAGTCTATGCCTAAAGCGTCCTGCCCGTCCTGCACCACGGGGACGCGCTCCCTGTCGAGGATCATGCCCGATCCGTGATAGAGGATAAAGTCTATCCATACCGCGCTGCCGATGCTCACCGGCCCGGTATACAAGGCGGGATACGCCATCGTAGACAACTGGTATTCAAGCCGCTCGTTTGACGGGGTCATCTGGTTCCCCACGTGGACAAACTGCTGGCAGGTGACATTAACCGGATCAAGTACCCCGTGCTGGTTCTTCCTGACTACATTTACCGACGGCTGAATCGCATACACGACCGCGTCAGCCCCGTCCAAACCGGCGGACCCGGCGTATACCTTGACCAGGGTCAGCGTTTGATACAGCGCCATTCCCTTGTACAGCGCCAGCACGGTTATGAGCGTGGTGTCCTGTAGGACGGCATTAGCGGGGACGCTGATAACGCCGTCATTGCTTATTGATACGTTAATGTTGTCGGGGGCGGCAAAAAAGGTGACATCCGCGGGATTGACGGCCATTGTCCCGTCGTACACGCTTGCCTGCACGGTAAAGCCCAGCGCCCCCGCGGCTGGATTCCCTTCGCTGTCGCAGGCTATCGAATGATTCTCATTGTCCAAGTCGAGGTAAACCGCGTTCTGCCCCGTCCTGCCGGAAAGCAGCATGGGCGCCGACCACGCGTCGAGTCTTTGATCTCCGCGCCAGAGCGCGGCGGTCATCCAAATGTATTCCCCTTCGCCGGCTGCAGGCGGCGCGTCAAACCAGTTGGCGCCGGGACTGTCGGTATCGGCGGAAAACGGAGGGCGCTGCTCCGACGAATTGTTTTTGGCGTACCGGTAGTCGGTGTATTGTTTTATAGACGCTTCCTTCTGCGCTTCGGATATACGGTCGTTCATGTTTTCAACGTAATCCGGTACAACAGGCGGCTGTACCGGTCCCTGCGGCGTCGTTATATTCGCCTCATACGGCGGTATCTTGCCCCCGTCGGTGGTATAAATCCCTTCCTGATACGGTATCAGCGTTATGTCGAACGTACCGTCTCCATTATCTTTTTTCCCGAAACAGATCGCCGGTGTGGTGATACGGTCAAAAATGCCAAAAGAAATGACATCACCTTCATGGGGTATGGGCGGTGTGGTATTAAGCGGTATGGAAACGGCGAAATCACTATATATGCCCGGTTCGGGTATTGGTACCTGGATAGTACGTACTTTACCTGGGTTTTCGCCGTCAAACTGCATTATCTTAATGCCGTACATTTTGTTGGTGGTATTGACTACATCAAATTCGCCATCTGTCTGAATTTCGGTAATGACGTTATTCTCTATCGTCAACCCTTTTATAATCGCGCCTTCGCCGATGCCTACTACAATGGTATCGTCCTGGACCTCTACCAGATCGCCCATCCCAATCAGATAACCATCGACCGATACTTTTCTGTTCCAAATTTCCGGCCGCAAATGCCGGCAGGCTAACAAATACCATGCGTATTTAACCGCCTGTTCCCGGTTGGTAATATAAGGGAGTTCCAAATTTTCAATGACTGCTTCCGGCTGCGATTCAGGAGACTCGCCGTTAGCCATAACATACTCTTCCGTCTGCTGGTAGCCGTCGTTTTCATTGACAAACCGCACCAAAAACCCGTCCGGCAGATCCACAAAACCTTTCTGGTTCGTGGCTTCAAGTACGTTCTGGCTGTTTAAGATCATCACCGGGTAATCTCTTTTTTTATCTATCAACAAGCCGTACTTACTGCCGTTAAGAATTCTTGACGCCCTGCCCGTTGACAGGATAAGCGCTAAAACGTCGTCAACCCGCTTTTCCGAGGTCAAGACTCCGTTACAGGTATATTTCTGATCATCTGTTATTATTACTCCGTTTTTGATATATTCCCGGCTTTCACACCACTCATAGAATTCACCGAACGATTCCATGTCGATCATCTCGCTTTCGTCGGCATACGCTTTTCTGCCTAGGGCTGGCGACTGGAGCAGCTTTAACGCGACAGCGGCGGGATTATTTGACGGGGTTTCGCTGTTACCTATCCACCGTTGGTTCTTTATATCCCAGTCAGCATCGCTCCATTTTTTGGTCACCTTATTCCATGTCCGGCATTTTGATTCCACTATGCAATTCAAGGCGTCAAGCATTCCCTGGGTGTTTTGCGTAGCTTTTATCCTTAACCCGAGCCGCGCGGTTTTATTCCGCAGCTTATCCATAACCGGGGCCTGCGCTACAAGAGTACCTGGCTCTTTAGATTTTTCATTGTCAAACAGCCATGTCCGAATGGCTGTTAAATGTACCTTATCCATTATTTTGTTGTCATCCGACTGTTCATCCGAGCGGTACACTTCGATTTCGATGACCCGCGTATCGTATTCATCAGAAACCTGCGAATAACTCGTAAATGTTTTTTCAGCAATAAACCGCATTACTTTTGTTTTTGATCTGGTAATAGTCGTAATCGGACTGCTGTACAGAATTTTTTCCTGATTACCACTACCAAACTGGGCAAATTCTTTCCAGTTTTCTTCATTCTTTGGCCGTGATACGCGCCATCTAACGCTAATACTCACCGACGTGTCTTCTTTATCACCATTTTTATCATATTTAAGTAGTCCGCACGGCATGGTGATTTCAACCTGTATTTTTTGTGGATTTTTTGCGGAAAAACGCACGACCTTCAGCGCCGAATCGTCTTTTGGGTGCAAGAGTTCAATATTTAACATTTCTTCCCGTACCGCTTGCGGATATAATTCGGATTCTCTTTCCGACTGTATTAATTCAATCTGCGGCCTGCTCTTTGACAGAAACGAGTCGCCGTCAAAAAATAATTCCCCGTCTTCTACATAACAAGGCGGAATGAAGTAACACGATATGTCACGATCAGCTAGTATCTCTACAATGTCTCCTACCTTAACGGATAATACATCTTGTTCTTTACCATAGGATACAATTTTATTGTTTACCCTAAACTGAACGGCGAAATTAAACTGCGAGTTTTTCCTACCCGAACACTTTACGAACCCGTCCCTATCTACCGTCCATGTGCCATTGTTTGTAGATATACGATTTATCGGTTCCATTGCCGAGTTGTCCGGTGCTACACCCGAAGCCAGGTCGCCGATTATGCCAAGTTTTACGTCAGTTACTTTCAGCCTTCCGTATCCCAGCATGTAAAGCGCCTGAAAATACTGGTCTTCCCCATCTGTACCGCCTATGGTACTGTACGGGTTGCCGACGTACATTGGCGTAAACAAATGCTTGCCCAAAACAAGCGGGACCGGCTTGCCATAATTACTTTGATTTTTTGCGCCACGGAGCTGGGGAATTCCCTCAACCGATTCGGGCGATTTCCCAACCTGAGCGTCCGGGGTCAGCCAACTGGTAAAGCTCTTTCCAGCGGCGGATGCTATGCCGAAACCAAGCGCACCAGCAACTGTGGCGCCTCCCATTACTATAGCAGCGCCAGCCCAACTAGCAATGCCTAGCCAGCCAGCCGGATTCCAGAAATTTAATACGGATAATCCAAGAAGAAGCCCCATCCCCGTCCCTGCAACCCAGTCCGCGCCGTTGCCCTCCGGGAATAACCTTATGGCGCAGATGTCGCCGTCTACCAGTTCGTACTCGCCGTCCTGTAAAAAACCGTTAACCGATATAATGGAATTGCTGAGGTCTTCTCCGGGGAATACGTCTTTTATTTTAACGGGGTTTTCAAGGCGCTTTGTTTCTTTGGCGTCGTCTACGACGCTGCGGAAGATGGTAACGGTTATCATTGCAGCACCCGGTAAAATCCCCTTACCCTTTTTTCCCATCGGAATAATTTATCCACCACTACCCCGGTTGTCCGTGAAGCATGGATAAAATCATTACCGCCCAAATATATGCCGACATGGGAAGGCTCTCCAAGCACGGCAAGCTCGATAATGCACCATGGCTCAGGCTTATCAAGTCGGACGTTGGGGATAGTACTTTCGAGGCTTTCCATGATTCTTTTGTTGGTCTCGATTTCAGTATCAGCGTATACCGGGTCCGGCAAGGTTATCCCCCTATCCCGGTAAATGCAAATAGCCAGACCGTAGCAGTCCAGCCCTTCATTCGGGTCCCGCCCGTGCGGAACATACTTACAGCCGATGTATTTATTTATATCAATCATCATGAGCACCCCGGCGTTGTCATCGCGTTACAGGTATCCGCAGGAACATTTATTGCCATGTTTTCATCAAATACCATGGTCCAGGTAACGGCAATTTCATTAAAGCTGGCCGCTCTGAGGGTAAAGCTCATATCTTCCAACGGCTCAATGCATTCAATTCCGGTTTGGGTATCGTCATAAATAATCACGGCGACAAATTCAAGTTTTGCCGGTTTTTGGTTTCTCCTTATCCTCACAATCCACTCTTGATCAACCGTAGACAGCGTTAAAGTCGCGTCTCCAATTTTTGACCCGTCCCGGTCGGGCGGATCTATCGAAAAAGAAGCGGCGTGATAGATGATACCCTTATAAGTAACATCTTCCGAAGCGTTGACAAAATACATCGGGAACTCAAGGTCAGTTTCATGGGAAACCTTTATCAAAAACGGGAACTCCGCAAATTTCCGTTGCTCGGCTAATAACTTCTGCACCTTTGGTTTTAACTTCATAGTGCTTCCATCCAGACCATTGAAGCTTCCAGATTATCCGCGCCGGTATTAACGTATGTTAGATCAGTATCAGGAGCAAATTGATACGCTTTCATCACGCCGGTATTATCATCAATTTTCGGAAACAGGAAAGGGAAATATCCTTTCCGGCATATACGCTCAAGCCAGTCTTCAAAAACACGTTTTTCAGGCAGCGTCATGTGCATCACAATATTGAACACTTTTGGCTTCTTGACATGGGCAAGGCGGGTTAAAAATTTGCCGCTTCTCGTTTGGTCGGCAATAATACCAAGCGGGGTAGTCCAGTTGGAAGAACGGAGAACCGTACCTACGCGCTTGCCGTTATATTCCGGCCATGATACCGCTGTCAATTTGATATTCTCCTGCCGCGGTTGCGGTTATTCATCGCGTTGAACGCCCCATCATAATCTCCATTTGCTATGCCGTTTTTGACGATGTTGTCTATCGTAATTTTTACTTTTCTTGCGCCGTCTTCCGTTGTTTCGCTTTCGGTATTAACAGTTACCGGCGCGTTGTTTTGGATGCTGATATATACATTTCCGCCGCCTTTGCCGCTCATTAATGTTTCAGGCGTCTTAGTGGCAATGATGTAATCATCAGGGTGAGTGTATACGGTTCCCCGCGGTGTAATAATCGCGTCATTTACCCTTAACGCGGAATCGTTCACTTTCCGTTTTTGGACAAGGTAATATTCCTGTTGTTTGCGCTGTGCGTCAATGAGATCGGTAATTTGTTCCTGTATCCGGCGCAGGCGTTCCGCTTCGTCGTTTCTGCCGTCTTGTTCTGCGGCATCGGTCAACCCGCTTACGAATGACATCAAGCCAGATGCACCGATAAAGGCGAGTCCCAGTTTCCAATTCTTTGACATAAGCTGCAAACCGACATTTAAGAGCATTTGCGGCATGGCGTCTATCATGCTTTTGAGCATATTCCTAAAAGCGTTTTCTGTTTCGCTTAATGATATGGACCCGTCCTGATAGGCTTTACCAAGGTCATGGGCAAAGTCAACCAAACCGGAGGCGGCAAGCTGTAAACCGGCTTCTTTGAGCTGGTTCAGTGCGTCCCTGAGCGCCTCAACTTTTTCTATTTGCTGTTCAAGCGCATATATCTCTTTTGCCCGTTGATCACTGACGTACCTTTCAGCCAATTCATTAAGCCGTAATTCTTCCTTTGTCGCCCAGATGAGTTCTTTTCTTTTATCCAAATCAGATTTATCTTCATTGTAATTCTCAATACGCCTAACTGTACTTGTCAGCTCTTTGTATTCTTTAAGCAGTTGTATCGCCCTTTGGTAGTCTTCATCGCTAACACTCCACGGGTTTTCAATTCTTGCTCTTGTCATAGCTTCGACAACGTCCCGCATCTTTTGTTCCGCTTCTTCGTATACGTCAACTTTACCAAGACCAAGGAACTCGTATATCGGACTATAACCATCCTTTGCAAACATACGGCCTCTGACTTTATTTATTTCTTCTGAGAAATTATTTATGGTTTTAAGGCCCCTGTTATCGCCTAACCCAGCCCATGAGTTGACTATTTCCTCAGTATACCCAGTTGCCTGCGCGAGTACCTTTACCCAGTCCTCAAACGGGTTGCCTGTTTTTTTTAGGTTCTTTAATTTCTCATTAAGGAAGTCAATATCTTTGATTACTTTAGTGATTTCCTCTTGCCCTAAATAATTCTTTACGTCTACTTCTTCCCACAATTTTGTTGACGAGTTATATTTCCGGCCCTTTTCAACCTTTATCTGGTTGTCTCTTATAATTTCCAGCCTATTTATTTGTTCCTTTAATTTCTCAATCTGCCCTTCTGTTGTTTGTTCATATATCCCGTTTACAAATTCCATCGCGCCGGCATAAGAGGCTCTTACCCTGTTAAGGGTTTCCGCCTGTTTTTCAATCATGGCAAGGCGCTGTTTCTCATAATCCATAAGCGGTTTGTATATGTCAAGGATAGCTTTCTGCACTTCCAGTTGTTTTTCATATTTCGTCAATAGCATTGCTTCCGCAGCAGCATATCTTCCTGTTCCGCTCTCTGCCCTTTTGATTGCCGCTTCAATTCTTTTCACCTCTATTTCTATTTCCCTGTATTGATCCTCAACTGTCGCTGTACCTGATTTCTTTTTCTCAGCTATTTCTTGCAATTCAATGTGTCGTGACATATTCTCGTTCATCTCGGTATAATACTGTATTTGCCTTTCATAATACTCTTTTGCAATATCTGACATACCGCTGTATTCAGCCTGTAACGCCTTATGCTGTTCTTTCAGTGTTTTTACATATTCTTTCATTCCCTGTATCGTTTTTAGATGGGCTTCCGCCGCGCCGCCAAACGCTTTTTCCTGAGATTTCAAGATGATGACTTGCGCCCCTGCGAGGTCGCCGGCCTCCTGCATAGCCTTGACCATCTGCTTTTCTTGTTCGGTAAACTTAAACCCGTATCTGCTTAACGCGCCTAAAGATTCCGCCGGATTGTCCATGGCTTTGCCGAAAGTATTTGCGGCGCTCACCATGTCTCCGCCCATAACGTCAACCATGTCAAGCATATTCTTGGTAAGGCGGTCAAAATTCTCCCCAGTGATACTTTGGAAGCCGAGCAATACCGACTGCATCCGCGTTATCTCATCGGCTGATTTTCCTGTCGTAGATTGCAATTCATTGGCGTATTTAGTCAGGGCGCTGGTTGTGGTCCACGTTTCAGCACCAGTGGCTTTAAGGACGGCTCCCAGCCTTACTAATTGGGCTTCGTGTTCAGCGTACAGATTTATTGCTTCACCTATATACTTTACAGCAGCCTCTCCAATCGAAATTAACGCACCTACTACTGCCGTGGAAGGGTTAACCATGCCCATAAGCCCGGCGGCGATTGAATTAAGCGGCCCCGGCAGCTTGTTTGCAATGAGCTGGAAGGCGGCCATTTTCTTAGCCATGTCATCAGTGCTTTGTCCGGCTTTCTGGCCCATCTTGGCGAAGATTTCGAGATCACCTGTGGCGCGCAATACATTGTGGCTATCTATTTCTATTACGAGCTTCGAGAGTTCCGGCATATAAACAGGATAAAAAGGTTTGTCTTTTGGGGCTATTCGTATATCTGTACGTAGTATGTTTGTACGATGTGTTAAATCACCTGTTTTCTGTGTATTTGTCTTGGCGTAGACACGGCAGCCATCTCGCTCCAGCCCATCATTAAACGATGGTGTACAAGACATCTTCCACCGCCAAGCCTTTCAGACCACTGTGTATGAGTAAGCCTTTCACCGTTATATTCGATGAATTTATTCGTGCTTTTATTACTCTGTTGTTCTTTATTTGTTATCCACCTGCAATTTTCAGGACAATAGTTGCCGTTGTAATTTATGCGGTCTATGGTTAAATTGTCGGCATAGCCGTGAGATAACGCCCAATCCCTAAACGTTTCAAAGCTGTTTATCCATTCATCGCATACTGTTATTCCTTTTAATACATAGCTTTCATAATGACAGTCATTTTTAGACGGTTTGGCATTGCATCGATCCATCATCCTGCGCCATTCCTTATATAACCTTGTTTTAGTTTCACCGTGTGTTTTATGCGCTATTGATTGTAATTTACTATGCTGACAACCGCATGATTTAATTGTGCCTCTTACGACGCTTTGTTTATTTATTACTTTTTCCTTTCCGCAGTCACACTTAAAAAGCCAATAGTGATAGGGTTTCCCTTTTTTAGTACATCTTGTCTCACTAAACCTTATCGCGGTAAGAAAATTATATTTATTCCCTGCGATGTCGGTTCTTTCAAAGTGACAGCCGCATGATTTTGAAACGCCGTATACAACGCTGTCTCTTTTTATTACTTTCTCGTTGCCGCAATCACATCGAAAAAGCCAGTAATGAAAACGGTTTCCGCTTTTTGTATGTTTTATTCCAATGTACTTAATTGCTGTTAAATGATTAAACTTCTTTCCTTTTATATCTTCAAAAATACCATGATTAAGACGGCATGATTTTGTTTTTCCACTCATAACGTCCGCTTTTGCTAAAACCTTCTCTTCTCCGCAATCGCATTGAAACAACCAATAATGTTTTGGCTTCCCGCCTTTCCCAAATCTTATTTCTTTGAACTTCACGGCGGTAAGATGACCATACTTTTTACCTGTTATATCTATTACAGCTCCCATATATAAATAATAATATAAAATAATTTTATTGTCAATATAATTTTTACTTTTTATGAATTATTAATGACTCTCCTTGAAAGCCTGATTGATCTCATGCGCCGCAAAAGAACTCATGCGCCGTATCAATGAAACTTCATAAATTGATAATTGCCTCTGGTTCACTTCGCAGTATGCTTGTACATCAGGGTACGATATTCCCTCTGGGCAAAAATAAAATATATCAACGAATATACCAAATAATTCGGCAAAACAGGCTGGAGGCGGAATATCGCCAAACATTTCAGCCTGCCCCGTCCGCTCCCACTTGTCATACCCGATGGCGGCGATAACTTTTTCCCGTTCCTCGGCGTGATTAAAATGGACGATTTCATTCCCCGCCTTCTTTGTTCGGTCGGCGTGCAGGAAAAAGAAGCGCTTTACCGCCTGCTCTAATTCCCGCTCGGCCCCGATAAAAAATTGGTGCGATCCCTCGCTTTGCCAAGGACAAATTCTTTAAGCGCGGGGATTTTTGTGATAAGGAACCTGAGTGATTCTTTGTCATCTGTAATCACCCTGTCTTTTCCCGTCGCCTTGTCAGACAGTACGATTTCCTGCACTGGTTCCCTGCTGATAACTTTTCCTTTTTTGTCGCGCTCGGTTTTCCAGCCCCTTATGGCGGCGATCCTTACAAGAACGGCTTCTTCGTTTGAATCAAACATGGCGTCGATGGTTTCATCGTCAAATTCACTGACGTTACCCTTCCTATCTTTCGTTACCGCGCCCTTGAGCTTCTTCATCGCTTCGCGGTTAAACCGTGTTACCGTGTCCGAGTCATCGCCAAGAATGAGTAAGTCAAAATCACAAGGTTCCCTATACAGTTCAACGGGAAACCACTCGCCCGCTTCCGCTTTATCCTGCGTAACTAGATTATCTAAATTCATTCTTATTCCTCCTCTTTCACGGTCTTCCTGAGCAAGAACCTGTCCTCGCCGAAAGTTTTGAAGGGAAGGGCATATTGAAGCTGGGGATCGCCGCTTAAGGTTGAATTGTCAAAATTGATTTTTAAGATAAATTCATATTCAATCCCGTCCTTGTCGCTGTATACCGTTATGTGAAGCTCCCCGCCCTCCCCCCTCTTGGCGAGGTTGTAGAGCTTGCCGTCTTTGACGTATTCATTGATCGTACCTGTAACATCGAACATATCAACTGCTTTTTCAATCGCTTCCATTTGAAATAAGGCTGGCAGAGTACGCATATTGTTTGATATAGAAAGCGTTATACTTACGCCGTCTATATACTCTACAGGCATGGCGTCATCCGGGCCTTTGAATTTCCACGCGCCCCGCAACGTGATAAATTCCTCAGTCGTAAACGCGGGGAGCTTGTTCGCCATGCTTATAGGCGGAGCGTCTTCAAGTTCCGAATTGTTCGCGCCCATCAAACCGAAGGTTAATTTAACAAGGGAGCTGATCTCGAAAGAAATGTTTAAGGTGTTGACCTGCAAGCCCTTGAACAACTGGTAAAGTTTCGGTTCTTGCGTGTACTCCTTTAACAGCGCGAAAATTCTCTGCTTGTTTCCGGGAACCATGTCGAAAACTTCAGCGGTACTTGTGGAAAGCGCGGTGTTTTTGACAAACCCATCCTCGCTACACAAAACAGCTTCAAGAAGTTTGTCGAATTCGTTTCCTGCGAAATTCGCCGTATAATCTCCGGCGTTTTGATCGGTTCCTTTAAAATCTTTTGACGGGTTTCTGCCGGGCAGTTTAGTGTCGTTTTGGATTGTATCGTAGGAACCTTCAAGCGTACAGCCCGTCCAGCGCATGGCTTGAAGGGCGGGGTTGGCGGGCAACGAGCCGTCGGGGTTTGCCTCCGTTATGTAAAGATTGGTATTCGGCGTAGTTTTATATGACATAAATATCCTCCACAAGTGAATTCTTGTTAAAGGATAGTTTCTCGTTATGGCTCACGCAATTCGTACATTTATACGTAGTACAGGCATACGATGGCAGGGAAAATAAAAAAGCCCTCGGAAAGAGGGCTTTATCTGGTCTCGGTTTCGCTTTACTTCTTCGCCGGTTTTTTCTTCGCGGCGGTCTTGGCGGCTGGTTTCTTTGCCGCTGTCTTCTTGGCAGGTGCTTTTTTGGTTACAGGCATTGTGTCCTCCTGCTTATAGTATCGGAGGTTTCAATGGTTTTATTGAATTATTTTATTTCTAAATACCAACTTAGCATATTTCTATCGTCCCGTCATCATTTTTTGTAACTACAATCTCAAACTTGCTCCGCAGGATATGTATAAATTCCATAACGCACAGTATTAACCCAAACCCCGCTTTTCTTGATTCACGGAATACGCTAATCGCAATAGCAAGTGTTGATATTTTCATATCACGCACTTCTTTAGCCGTTCAATGAGCATTAAAACGTCAGATTTCTCAAAGACAACGAAAAGTTGCTCTTCTTCAAAAAGACCGTCTCTGCCTATACAATCAAAATCAAGTTGAAAAGTTGCTCCATTTTTTGCGGCAGTTAATATATTATCTTGATCTCCAACATCTTTGCATTTAACCTCTAAAATATGCTGGACATAAAAATCACATTCACCTACCGTATCACCTTTAATACAAATAGCCTCAAAAGGAAAATTATCATACTCTACAAAAACGGTATTAGAAGGTAACTGTAAAAATGTTTCTCTGTTAACAATTCTCATGGAATTATTATATCACATAATCTCATTATTGTAAAGTGATATTTTATTTTAGCAACGTCGCCGTGAATTACACCTTAATCCTTTGGCAGCGAAGCCCGCCATTCAACCCGTATTGTCGTCCGAAAACTGGTCAGTTCCGCGCCCTGAAAAGCCCTGTAAGTGCGCCTGATTGTTACCTGATCAAACACTTTTCCTCTGCCGTAAAGCATATACAGC